ATGTCCGGACATCCCATCCTTCCCTCCGACCCGATCACGTTGCCGCTGTTGCCGCTGCGTGACGTTGTCGTATTCCCGCACATGGTCATCCCGCTGTTCGTCGGGCGGCCCAAGTCCATCAAGGCGCTTGAGGCCGCGATGGAAGCCGGCCGCCAGATCATGCTGGTCGCCCAGAAGGCTGCCGGCAAGGACGAGCCCAAGCCCGAAGACATGTTCGAGGTTGGCTGCGTGTCCAGCATCCTGCAGATGCTCAAGCTGCCCGACGGCACCGTGAAGGTGCTGGTCGAAGGCCTGCAGCGCGCCACGACTCTGTCCATTACCGAGCCGGGTGAGCACTTCGTTGCCGAGGTCACGCCCATCCCGCCCGAGACCGAGCATGCGCCCGAAGTCGAGGCCCTGCGCCGCGCCGTCACGCAGCAGTTCGACCAGTACGTCAAGCTCAACAAGAAGATTCCGCCCGAGATCCTCACGTCCATCGGCGGCATCGACGATCCGGGCCGCCTGGCCGACACCATCGCCGCTCACCTGCCGCTCAAGCTGGACGCCAAGCAGGCCGTGCTGGATCTGGCTGAAGTGGCCAAGCGCCTGGAGAAGCTGCTCGACCTGCTTGAGCACGAAGTCGACATCCTTCAGGTCGAAAAGCGCATCCGCGGCCGCGTCAAGCGCCAGATGGAAAAGAGCCAGCGCGAGTACTACCTCAACGAGCAGGTCAAGGCCATCCAGAAGGAACTCGGCGACGGCGAAGAAGGCGCCGACATGGAGGAGCTCGAGAAGAAGATCGTCGCGGCCCGCATGCCCAAGGAGGCGCGCAAGAAGGCCGACGCTGAGTTGAAGAAGCTCAAGCTGATGTCGCCCATGTCCGCCGAAGCGACGGTGGTGCGCAACTACATCGATACGTTGGTCAACCTGCCCTGGAGTAAGAAGACCAAGATCAAGCACGACCTCAAGAACGCCGAGGACGTGCTGAACGAAGACCACTACGGCCTCGAGAAGGTCAAGGACCGCATCCTTGAATATCTCGCGGTGCAGCAGCGAGTCGACAAGGTCAAGGCGCCCATCCTGTGCCTGGTTGGCCCCCCGGGGGTCGGCAAGACCTCGCTCGGCCAGAGCGTGGCCCGCGCCACTGGTCGCAAGTTCATCCGCATGGCGCTGGGCGGCGTGCGCGATGAGGCCGAGATCCGTGGCCACCGCCGTACCTACATCGGCTCCATGCCGGGCAAGGTGCTGCAGAGCCTGTCCAAGATCGGCACGCGCAACCCGCTGTTCCTGCTCGACGAGATCGACAAGCTGGGCATGGACTTCCGCGGCGATCCGTCGTCGGCGCTGCTGGAAGTGCTGGACCCTGAGCAGAACCACACCTTTGGCGACCATTACGTTGAGGTCGACTTCGACCTGTCGGACGTGATGTTCGTCGCCACGTCCAACTCGATGAACATCCCGCCGGCCCTGCTGGACCGGATGGAAGTCATCCGTCTGTCGGGTTACACCGAGGACGAGAAGGTCAACATCGCGCAGACCTACCTGCTGCCCAAGCAACGCAAGAACAACGGCGTTCTGGACGAGGAGCTCGACGTCACCGAATCGGCCGTGCGTGGCGTGATCCGCTACTACACCCGTGAAGCCGGCGTGCGCTCGCTTGAGCGCGAGATGTCCAAGATCTGCCGCAAGGTCGTCAAGGGCATCCAGCTCAAGACCTACGAAGGCAAGGTCACCGTCACCGAGGACAACCTCAACGACTTCCTCGGCGTGCGCAAGTACGACTTCGGTCGTGCCGAGAAGAAGAACCAGGTCGGCCAAGTCGTCGGCCTCGCGTGGACCGAGGTGGGCGGTGATCTGCTGACCATCGAAGCCACCGCAATGCCGGGCAAGGGCAACATCATTCGCACCGGCTCGCTGGGCGACGTGATGAAGGAGTCTGTCGAAGCTGCTCGCACCGTGGTGCGTTCACGGGCCCGACGCCTGGGCATCAAGGACGAGGTCTTCGAGAAGCGCGACGTGCACGTCCACGTGCCCGACGGTGCCACTCCAAAGGACGGCCCGAGCGCGGGTGCGGCGATGACCACTGCCTTCGTGTCTGCACTGACCGGCATCCCGGTGCGCGCGGACGTCGCGATGACCGGCGAGATCACGTTGCGCGGCGAGGTCACTGCCATCGGCGGCCTGAAGGAAAAGCTGCTTGCAGCCCATCGTGGCGGCATCAAGACCGTCATGATTCCTGAGGACAACGTCAAGGACTTGCAGGACATCCCCGAGAACGTGAAGAACCATCTCGAGATCGTCCCGGTCCGCTGGATCGAGCGTGTGCTGGAGGTTGCGCTGGAAACCATGCCTCAGCCTTTGCCGGACGAGGAAGTCGCCGTCGCGGCGGCCAAGCCGGAAGAGGCTGCGGCCAAGAGCACGGTTGTGCCTCACTGAGCGTCGCTGGCTTGTCATCCGGCTAAAAATCGGGTTACAATGCCGGCTTCGCTGAACGGGCAACTGTTCAACAAATGCGGGATTAGCTCAGTTGGTAGAGCGATACCTTGCCAAGGTATAGGTCGAGAGTTCGAGTCTCTTATCCCGCTCCAAGATTTTCCAGGAATGTTCCTAGATGGGAAGCCCAGGCTTCCCATTTTCGTCAAGGCCGCACCAACGGCCTTGATTGGGTTTACGGCGGCGCGATAGCAAAGCGGTTATGCCCCGGATTGCAAATCCATCGTACGGAAAATCAAACCGTACGAACAATCAAACGGTCCGAATCTCACTGCATCACCTGGGAAGGCTGAGCAGCACGGAGCAGGGCTTGCTGGGAGACCGCTTCCTGGCCGTCGCGCATGGCTGCCTCGCTGGCCTTCACGTAGATTTGAGTCGTCGTGATGTTGGAGTGGCCGCCTATGGCCTGAATCACGAAGGCGTTCACGTTGGCATCAGCCAGGCGGCTCAGGGCCTCATGGCGCAGCGTGTGGAAGACGAACTGATGGTCCTCCTTCAGGCCCAAGGCTTCGCGCCCCTCGGCCCATAGCGTCTTGAGCTGGCTCACCGACAGGTCAGCGAACGGGCCGCCTTCGTTGTTGATGCGCCGCTCCAGAATCTTCAGCGAGGCCGGCGGTAGGGGCACGGTGCGGGTCTCGCCGTTCTTCGTGTCGCGGAAGGTCACTCGGGCGCCCTGGATGTCAACGTCGCCGGCCGGTAGGCTGACCATCTCGTCCTCCCGCGCTGCGGTCTCCAGGGCCACCGTGATGAGGTCCACTAGGGTGAGCGCGCCCTTGCGCTTGGCGTTGGCGCACAGCCAGGCCTGCATGGCCTCAATCTCGCGCTCGGCCATCCGGCGGGTACGTCGGGTTCCCTTGACGCTCAGGTGCTTGACGTTGTGGGGCGGCAGGTCGCATGCCTCCAGCAGGACCGACAGCATGGACAGCCGCGAGTTGACGGCCGAGGGGCTCAGGGTCGAGCCCTTGCGTTTTCCAGGCTCCAGCAGCCACTTGGCGCGCAGGTCGCGCACATAGTCGCGCGTGAAGCTGACCATGGGGGTGTCCTCGGGCGCCCGGAGGTTCCCGAAGGTGTAGTTCAGCGTCTCCTTGTCCTTGGACTGAATCCAGGACTCGCGGGACTTCATCGCGAGACCGAAGGCTTCCTTCAGGGTGGGGCCACTCGGCGCGCGGACGGTTTGATTTTTCGGACCGCTGGACGGAGCTGTGGCCGTGAGGACGGCGGCGATGATCCCCGGCGCCCTCAGCTCTGCCTCAGCGCGGTCAGAGGTCCCCGTGGACTTGCGTTCGCGGCCACCTGGGACGCCTGGCCCCCGGATGTCGAGCCACCATTTGCCGTTCTTCTCGAAGTAGCGGATGTTCATTCGGTTCCTCCTGCTGGTTGCTGGTCGGGTTCTTCAGATGACTCACTGGGGCGCCGCAGTGCGGCCAGGAGTCGGGGTAAGAGGGCCTTCTCGTCGTAGTCCACCTCCAGGGTCCGGTCGCCCAGCTCGATGAAGAGCCAGCCGGGCTTGCGGTGGTAGACATCCCTGTGTCCTAAGGGTCGGGTGCCGTAGAGGCCGTTGCTGTAGACAAACTTCAAGCTGTTCTCGCTGATGACAATGAGGTGGCTGCCGTAGCCATAACGCCCTCCATGACTGCCTTTCCCCGGGCCGTCAGGCGGACAACGTGTTGACGCGCGTCTACGAAGTCGCGTTCCTGCTCCACCAGGCCCAGGCCGGGCTTCTTTGGGTTGCCACGGCCCAGGGCCAGGAGGAGGGTGCTGGTCGCTGATTTCTCGACGCCTGAAACCTTCTCCAGGTTCTGCTGGTAAATCTCGCCATGGGCGTAAAGGTGCAGCAGTACACGGACCTTGGAAGCTGAGAGGTCCCCCACCGCTCGGGCAAGTTCCTCTAGTGCAACCAGGGTCGCGGCGGCTGTGACCTTCGCGCTTATGCGGTGTGTGTTCTGTTCTGACATGCGTTCCTCCGCTATCCAACATAGTCAAAAACACAGTGTATGTCCGTATGTTCGGACCATCGCTGCGCCCTCCGGCCGTTACGGTCGCCGGAAGCTCCACCGCCTATAGCTAGAAATCCAGCCATAAGACCGTTCCACCAGGGTGTCAGGTTTTGTGAACCAACGCCGTAAAGTGTCAGTGCATCGGACCGTTATCCCTAGTTCGTAGGTCCCGCATTCCGGGGGTTCCCGTGAATTTTTACTCGACGGTCCTACAAACGTGTGGAACGGCGCGCCCAGTTGGTGGTAGCAGAAAGAAGTCAGAGGTCCCCCAGAAGCGGGACAAGACCTGACTCTAAGTTGCCGGTAGCTCACTGACTGAGCCACCCCCGTGGGTGCGCGCTGATGGGTGTGATTTCCTACCTCCCGGGGTGGTTCATGAGGTAGACCAGTATGGGCAGCCCGAAGAGCCACATGCCAGCCGCCACGCCGGCCATGATTGCGCCTGCTCGGGCCCTTGAGGTGGCCTGGGCGGGGCTGTAGGTGGTACGGAAGGAGCGCATGAAGCGGCCTCGTCGTGCAGTGCAAAAGCGCACCCGAAGAGCCCCCGAAGGGGCCTATCGGCTGAACTCAAGGGCTGACCTGGTTCAGGGGTTCAGCACGGCCAGGACGGCGGACTGGGCCTTGTCGGACAGCTTGTTGAAGTTCGGGTCGTCGAAGACCGCGCGCAGGGCCTTCAAGGGGTCCCCTGAGGCGTCCTTCTTGGCCGGCTTCGTGGGCGCCTGGGCGGTCTCGGGCAGGGCGTTGGCCGGGTTCGCCGCTTCCTTCTTCTTGGCCGATGCGACGGCAAGCTGGGCCTTGGACTGGCCGATGTCGGACGGGTTGACCTTGCCGCCCTTCTTGGTGTTCGCTGCGCTGGCCGTCGTGATGACCTCGGCCGCCTTCGTGGGTCCCATGGTCTTGATGGCCTTCGTTGCGGTGTCCGTCGAGACCTTGCCGGCTTCCACCAGGGCAACCAGGGCCTTAGGGGCTGCCAGGAGGCCCAGCAGCTCGTCCACGTAGGCCACCGTGTAGTTCAGGCGTTCGGCGATGCGCTTCGAGTCCCAGCCCCAGCCGGCCAGCCGCTTCATGACCACGGCCACCTCGATGGGGCGCAGCGGCCGGCCTTCGTTGGACTTGACCAGACCGATGGTGAAGTCCTCCATGGTCGAGCCCTTCGGGGCAGTCGCGCAGGGCAGGACGGTGAGCTGTGCGCCCAGCTCGCGGGCCCGCTTGGCGGCCAGGAGGCGCGTGTGCCCGTCCCGGAGGTAGACCTTCCCGTCCTCACCCACGAAGACCGCCAGGGCCTTGTCGGGATAGAAGCCCTCGGCCAGGATGCTCTGGGCGGTGCGCTCGATGTGGGCCGCGTACTCGTCCGTCATGCCGCGCACGTTCAGGCCGGGGAGGACGTGGATTTCGTCCAGGGGGACGCGCCACAGGTCGCCCGAGGTGGCGCCCGAGGTCTTCATGGCTGCCTTCACGTTGCCCTGGGCCACCTCCTCGGCAAACTCCAGGGGGACGGATTGCAGGCCCTCGGCGGCCAGGTCAACGGGCGGGGTGTTCTTGTCGGTGTTCATTGCAGGTTCCTCAGTGATTGGGGATGAAGGTGGAAGGCCCACCCGAAGGGGTCCGGCCTGGGCCACCACGGGTTCGCCCTCGGGGGCCTCGAAGGGCGCGGGACGGGCCAGGGCGGGTAAGTCGTAGGGAAGGACGTTCTTCCCGATGCTGTGGACCTGGATGTAGTCCGAGGTCTTCATGCCGGGCTTCCACTTGGGGAAGTCAGCGCCCGTCCGACCATCGGAGGTCCACTCGCGGCGCCTGGAGGCCATGAGGGACCTGATGGCTTTCTCCTGGTCCGGGGTGTTGACGATTGGGGCCATGTGTCATGACTCCGTGAGGCAGTGCAAAAGCGCACCCCAAGGGCTCCAGGTGGAGGGGCCTATGGGCTGGACTCGGTGGGGCGCCAGGGCGCGTAAGGTGGACAGCCAGCGCGCTAGAAGGTGGCCGTCAGGCATGGCGCTGGACGGGCTCGACGTGGGCCGGGATGGGTGACCGGCGGGCGGTCTCAAGGGCTTGACGGAGCAGCACGGCAGGGCCCCTCAGTTCGTGAACTCGTCGCCCGGCTTCCCGGTGACGTTCACGAACACAAAGCCCGTGGGCGATGCACCGCCGACCCAGCGGCCGGGCCACCCCAGGCGCTCCGTGAGGAGGTGGGCGGCGCGCTTGTGGTTCTGCTCGGTGTCCAGGGCGTGATCCCAGGCGACCACCAGGCGGAGACCGCCCGAGCTGCGCGCGATGACTCGGGTGCCCCTGGAGTTGGTCGGGTTCGCGGTGTGGGTGGCGATTGACTGGCGCATGTCGTCCCCCTTCAGACCCAGGCCGGGGCCAGGTCGGAATCAGGCAGGGCCTCAAGCCAGGCGACGACCTCAGCGGGCAGCTCTTCACGCAGCCAGGCGGACCCGTAGCTGTAGGGCTTCCCGTTGACCAGGTGGGCCGGGTCAGGGTTCAGACCAGCGGCGGCCAAGGCCTCGCATGCCTTCGTGTAGTGGCTCTCCGGGTACTTGAAGGCCACCGGATGGGCGCGGAGGTGGGCCTCCTGGGCCGGGCTGCCGGCTGTCATGTCGTTGAGGTGCCAGCGGTCCCACACTGCGCGGAACTCGGCGACCTTCTCGGCATCCCACCCGGGCGCGTACTGGGCGACTTCCCAGGCGTGCATGACGACCTGCCCGCAGCCCCCCGCGCAGTTGCCCCCGTTCCTCGGGCCCTCCACTCCGGTGATGGACAGGCGCCCGTCAGGGGTCACCGAGATGCGGCAGAAGAGAGAGGCGCGGGCATCGCCTAGGGAGCGGTCGAAGCCCTTGAGGGTGCCGATACGGACAGTCTTGAGCATGGTTTGATCCTGTGGATGGTTGGAAGAATCGGACGATTAGGCCGAAGTACAGACCCGATATCCACCCCAGGTGGCTCCCCAGGTCACAGCCCAGGCCGTCAGGGCGACGACAGGATGCAGGCCGTGACCTGTGGTGAACATGTAGGACCATGCAAGGTCCAGCGTCAGGGCCGAGGTGATGGCCGACAGGATGCAGAGCAGGGGGAACATTAAGCGGATCATTTGGGGGGTCCTCAGGGTGTTGCGGGTTTGTCAATACGACGGGTCGGACTGTACGACGAATCGGACCGTTTGTCAATCCGCAGGGAGCTAGGAGGCCGCTTGATGCTGCCCATGTGGGGTAGCACTCGGGAGGGTGCTAGAAGGGCTTGGCGGGGCTAATAGGGGCCTTGCTGTGGCCTTGTGGTGCCTCAGGGTGCCCTAGGCAAAAAAGCAAGTGCCCTGGGAAGGACACGAGTTAATGACCGGCGGGTCAACAAAAAGCCCCTCAGTCAACCCATGAGGGCAACGTGAGGGGCTATCGGATGGTGCAGCACGGATAGGCAATCCCGGGCATGCCCTTATGAATCAACCACTTAGCGCTGCTCGGTGCCCTTCTGGTGCCCTGAGGTGGGCCGCGAGGTGCCCTTGAGGTGTCCGGCCGGCTGCCCGCCTGGTGGATCAGAGGGGGCCACGGGGGGAACCTGGGCCGTCTCGCTCATCAGATGGGGTCTCACATTTTTGTGGCAGATAGTCGCTGGGCTCCCGACCACCCCTAGGCACCTTTTGGCACACCTTGAGGACAGCCCAGGCCAGCATGACGTAGATCAGCAGGCCGGCCAGAGAGTTGACGATGTGGGTCCACATGCCTGGACTCTAAACTGAGACCCTCAAGGGAACCAGGAGGGCACATGAGGGGAAGTCTTGTAGCAGTGGCCCTGGCTCTGTTCTGCGTAGGGGCAGCAGCGCAGGTGTCCTACCAGACCGCCGGGGAGGCGACCTGTCGGGACCTGAACAAGGGCAAGCTGGCCGAGCGGCTGATGATGGTCCGCCACGTCGAAGAGAAGGTGACTCCGGCTCTGTGGGACCTGAGCCCGTGGCCTTTGCCGGAGCCGTCGTCCAACACAGCGCTGTTCACGTCGATGGTCAATTCCCTGTGTGCGGACAAAGGGACGCAAGACCTGAAGATGAGTGCCCTGGCTGACGTGCTGATCCAGCAGGCCACCCTAGGCGCCTGGAAGCTGCCCCGTCCCAGGAAACTGGGGGAGTAGCCCAAGGCCACCCTAAGGTAACTAGAAGGATAGAAGGAGGGGAGCATCCGGCTTGAGGTAGGGTTTGGACCCACCTTTTAGCCGCTCCCCGTCCTATCTCGTTGATTCCCCTAGCGATTCAGTAGAGGTCGAACTCCTCGGCAATCATGGAGGGCCGATGAGCGTTCCCGCCGGCCAGCTCAATGAAGCGGTCAATCTCCCCCTGGCGCAGCATCTCCTTGTGGTCCTGCTCAATCCGCTGGGTGTCCTTGTCCATGACCTCCACCCAGTACGCCACGGCCATGGCCAGAGCATCCAGGCGGTCGTCCTTGGCTAGGGCGCCCTTCTCGCGGGTTATGCGGGTCAGCTGATAGAAGAGCTGGTAGCGGGCCTGCATCTCCTGGCTGTAGGTGTTGTAGTTCTCGAAGTCCTCCGAGATGACCTTCGAGTCCACGATGAGCCTGTGCTGGTTCATGACCGGCTCCAGGGTGTCGATGATGCGGCGCTCCTTCTGGACCGAGCTGTGAATCTCCTCGATTGCACAGGGGTGCGTCCGCAGCAGGAACGGGGACAGCAGCTTCGTGAACATGCCGTCACCGAAGTTGGACTCGACGATGATCTGGTTGACCCCGTAGCGCTTGGCTTCGTCGGCCAGCTTCTGGAGGTTCTCGTCCGAGTAGCCACCCTTCATCCCCTTCACCCGGAGGACGAAGAGGTAGCCGTTGAGCATCGCCACGATGGCATAGCCCAGCTCGTCACTGCCTCGGCCGGCCGGGTCGATGGACATGACCACCCCCGTGTAGGGCACGTAGTTCTCCTTGGAGAGCCACATGGGGCGATACAGCCGGTCTCCGGCCAGGCCCACGGTCGGGAGGTCGTTGCGCACCAGCTCCGGGCTTGTGGCCCAGACGGCCTTGATAGGGCCCATCTTGGTGTCGCAATCGAGGACCATCAGGTCCGCCAGCTTGAGCGGGAACTTGTCCATGTCGCTGAAGCTCGGGTCCAGCATGAACTGCATGGAGAAGCCAGAGCGACCGTAGGACGCCTCACGCTCCATCAGGTCCAGGTCATCGAACCGGCGGGGGTCAGTTGGTGCCCCACGGCCAGCGCATGCAGTGCCCAGTGAGGGGTCCCCTGCAAGCATCTCCAGGATCATTGGGGCCAGGCGCTCACCGTAGCGGTTCACCTGGGTGGGGCCCGGGTAGCGCGCCGGCCAGACGCGCATGATGTAGCCGCGCTGCTCCAGTGCGGAGTACAGCGTCATCTCGGTCTGCGGGGTCCCGAGGTAGACGATCCGGCTGCCCGGCAGGGGCTTCAGGATGGCGTCGAACTCCTGCACCAGCGTGGCGAGGCGGTCTCGCATGAGCTGGGTCATGGAGTTGCCCACCACCTCCACGTCGTCGGGAATGATGATGTCGGCGCGGGAGCCCGTGAGCTGGCCGGTGATGCCTACCGACTTCACGGATGGTGAGTGGTCAGGCCTGGCAGGGCCAACGTCGAAGGACAGGCTGGAGTCCCGTTGGCCTGGTCGGGCCTTCAGGTGGGCGCACATCGGCAGCTCGTGGATGAGCCGCTTCACGAAGGTGGAGAAGGCGTCCGCTCGGTCCTTCGAGGCGGATACCACCATGATCTTGCAGTTGGGGTCTCGGAGGAGATGCCACACCACGAAGGCCGAGGTGATCCAGCTCTTCCCCACGCCCCGGAAGGCTTCGATGATGGCCCGCTTGGGGCCATGCTGGAGGAAGTGCGCGATGTCGTACTGAACAGGGGTCGGGTCAGGTAGCCCCAGGTGCTTCCACACCACAAACATGAAGTTGCGGAAGTCGCCCAGGACCGGATCAACGGCCAGCTTTGCAGCGTGGGCCGTGACGGTCAGGTCCGTGTTCAGTGCCCGATGCCTTGGGTTGCGAAGGGCAGGGCGTCAGTGAGGGCGCCCAGAGGGCTGCCGGGGACCGACAGGGCCTCGATGTTGTTGTCCTTCAGGAACTGACGGATGACGCTGAGGTCGGCCGCAGTGGCCGTGCCGTCCTTCAGCTTCTGGGCGAGGGACTTGGCGAACTCACCATGCAGTGCGTTCAGGGCGTCCTTGGTGGCTTGGCCGGTCACGGGCCGCCTCCCACCTTGCGGGCCATGATGGACTCCAGGGCGCTGGTCCCCACGGAAGCCAGGCCAGCGGCAACGCCGTAGAGGACCAGTGGGTCAGCGGTGGGGAACAGGAGGGACGTGGCGCTGGCCGCTGCGCCGAGACCGGCACTGACCAGGGCACGGCCGAAGACCAGGCGGGCCGTGATGGGCTCGCCACCGGCCAGCAGTTTGCCAACACCGATGGCGGCGCCAACAGCGGCCAGCAGTCCGAGGCGCAGCTCGGGGCTATCAGGGGAGGTGTTCATTCTTTGGGTTGTCGGTAGGTAAGGAGCCAGCGGGCGAAGTCGGGGTTGTCTCGAAGGGACTGGAGGAGGCCTGTCGCCAGGGCGCGCACATAGGTCTCCTCGGTGTCGCCGCCGTACTCACGGCCCTGCGAGTGCAGGATTGCGTGGAAGGTCTCGTGGAGCAGGCTGTCCACGGCGGAGTCGGGGGTCTGGGTCTTCAAAATGTCGATGCGCTGGCGGTCGCTGTGGCACAGGCCCAGGTTCCCGCCCATGGCGCGTGAAGTGCGTTGGTGGATGGTCCAGTCGAGGCCACCCAGCCGCAGGGCGGTGGGCAGCTCGTTCACTCGGGAGTCCGCTCAGGGGCAATCAGCAGGGGTCCTGACGGGGCCTGCGGGGCGTCCGCCCAGGCACCGGCCAGGTAGCCCTTCTCGTAGGACTCCGCGAGCTGGTAGAGGCCCACTCGGGGGTCCTCCTGGAGCGCGCTGAAGGGCACCTTGAGGTACTCATGCCACAGCACGGAGCCGCCGTTATCTCGCGCCTCGGCGCTGTAGAAGACCGCGAAGACCAGCTCGATGGTTTGGCTGGGAATGTGGAACTCCGCCTTGAGGAGCTTGTGATAGCTGGCGGTTACCTTTTGAGGTGTCTCGAAGGGTTTGATGAGAGCCATTTAGGGGAACTGTGAATCGTCGATAAATGCGAGGCGGGTGTAGGTATCTGACGCGGCGCTGCTGATGTTTAGGGTGTACGGGAAGGATTCCGTGCCGATGGTGTGGGGGACCTTCCTGGAGTACAACGTGCTCCCGTTTGCCCAATATGCGGAGGCCCAGTCATAGGTGTTGTAGGTGTACTCCCAGGTTCCGTCGAAATACTCCGCGTGGGATGCCTCGTAGTGCCTCACCAGGCTGCGGGATGTCGCACATATTGACTTGCCACTCAGCGAGAAAGGCAGGGATACCGACGTGTCATAGGAGTTGTAGTCCGCCCTGGGGTCGCCTGTGCTGGTCCCGGGGTAATCCTTCTTCAGGAGTAGCTCGGTGTCGTAGGTATTTCCGGCCAGGCGGAGCATTCGACCATTCGAATCAAACACAAGGGCACCTGTCGAATCCCATACACGCATCCCGTAGGGATTTCCGCTAATGCCCGAGGGGTGATTCAGGTCCAGTCGGCCGAATACTCGAAGGGTGGTGGGAATCGGGGACACGGTGCCTGTCCCTGCTCCGGCCACCTTCCAGTAGCTGGCGTTGATTACCGCCACGCTGATCCGCCAGGAGGACCCTCCGAGGTGCTCAATGCGGCGGACATAGGCCCCGGAGCGGATGTAGGCCCCGTAATAGATACCAGAGCCCGGATGCCCCCCGTCCCCTTCTGTGACGTTGTAAGGAACGCTCATAAACACCATGGGGAAACCGGCACAGGTGATGTCCACCGTGTACTCGCCGCTCGTATTGTTCGGCCCGTACTTCCCCAGGTAGACGTAGGCCTTCTGATTGTCACTAATCGTCGTGATATTCGAAGAATTGGTGAACCGCATTCCATAGGTCACTGAGAGGCTCCAGTAAGAAACACTGAGAGATACCCATTGGCCTTCGGGTAGGTATACCCCGCGCCGTCAAGGGCATCGGGGTCTTCGAAGGTTACGGATACTGTTGGGACCCCACCGGGGTAACTGATTTGGGCACGCTGAATCTTCTCGCCAGGCGTGTAGTCGCCTCCATATGGGCTTTGGATGAAGGCGGTAATCTTCTTCCCGATGGCCCCGGAGTAGCTGTAGGTCAGCCCACTCCCCACTGATGCGGCCGGTATCGACACCTCATCCAGGAGGAACAAGGTGTGCTCTTGTGAAGAGTCGAAGGTGACATTCCCGGAGGCGTCAAAGAACTTCGCCCCGTAGGTCACAGGAGATACCCGAAGACAGCTCGGAGGTTGTTGGAGGCGTCGAAGATGCGGGTCCGGTTGGACTCAATCTCCTGCCGGCCGCCACTGCTCGCATTCCGCAGCAGGCCCACGTTGGGGCTGATGTCAGACAGCCCGGTGGTCACCACGATTTGGTTCGCGGAGAGGTTCTGGATGTGGGAGGACCTGATGAACGCGGAGGTCATGTAGGTGTCCCATGAGGTCTGCGTGTAGGCCCCGTACAGGTTCGACCCGATGGTGGCCCCCACCGTGGCACCGTCTGCTGGCTTGCCCGAGCCGGACACGCCGGACCAGACCGCAGTGACTGCCGCCGCGTTGGCCTTGGCCGTCGCATCAGCAGCGGCAGCAGCTTCAGCCGCCGCCCGGGCTGCGTTCGCCAGGGAGGTGGCCTCCGCAATGGCCGCAGCCTCAGCAGCGGTCACGATGCCATCGGCATGCGCTCTGGCGGACACATCAGCAGCAGCGGCCTGTGCAGCAGCGTAGGTCTGAGCCGCCGATTGGGCAGCCGCAGCAGCCGCATTGGCCTTGGCCTGGGCGCCTGAAGGTGTCTCCAAGGATGGCACGCCAGTGATGACGCTCCAGTCCACTCCAGTGCCTGCCCCGAAGAGGACGTTCCCGTAGGCGTCCTTGATGGTCAGCCCCCGCGAGTCGATCTTGGAGGCCGTGATGGTGTCGGCCTTGATGTGCCTGCCCTCAATCGTCCCGTCAACAATCATTCGGGACTCGATGAGAGAGTCGCCGAGGCGCTGCTTGGGCATCACGAAGGTGGTCACGCCGTCCACCACTCCGACCACGAAGAGCGGCTGGGGGGTCACGTTGAGCCCGCTCATGTCCGGTACAAAGGTCATCTTGTCGGCCAGGAAGACCAGCTCACTCTGGGCCGGCCCGCTGGCCGGGATGGTGGCGTTCAAGCCGATACCCGCCATGACCAGCTTGCCGTCGCTCCGGGCCTGCACCTTGATGGTGTAGTTGGACTTGACGGTGCCCAGCTCGGAGACCGAAGTGGCCGCTGAGGTCTCGACGGCAGCCAGGCGGGGGCTGATGCCGCCGGAGCCTGTGATGGACGACTGCACCGATGAGATGGCCGTCGCGTTGGTCGCGTCTGCGGAGGAGCGCACCGTGGCCTCGTCGGCAATGAGGGACATCACCGTCTTCCCGCTGGGGATGTTGGTGGGGTCCACCTTCGCCTCCAGGACGGATGCCCGGGTGGCTAGTGCCGTATCTGCGTCAGCTCGGGCGGTGTTGGCTGCCGTGATGCTGGCGTTGATGGTCGTGTCGGCGGACTTGTAGGCCGCGTCCAGGGAGCTGATTGCGGTTGCCCGGGCAGAGGTCTCATTGGAGATGGCCTGCTCAACCGTGGTGACCCGCGAGGACAGCGAGGTCCCGCCGGAGCCGCCCACAGAGGTCTCCAGGCTGGTTACCCGCGAGGACAGGGCGTTGTCGGCATTGACCCGCGCAGTTACCTCAGTGGTCACGCTGGCCCTGATGGCCGTGTCCTCCCCCACCAGGTCCGCACGGATGGCTTCGATGGAGGAGGCGATTGCGTTGTCCGCGTTGGACCTGGCCGTGGCCTCCGTGACCACTGCCGCTGACGCATTGGCGGCTGCCGTTGCCACGGTGGTGACCGACGTAGCGAGGGCCCCGTCCGCATTCGTCCGTGCCGTCACCTCGGTCTGAACCGCAGCGAGGGTGGAGTTGTGGGCAGCCGTCAGCGTGGTGATCTGAGAGGCCAGCGACTCGACGGCGGACTGGCGGCTGGTGGTCTCCACCGTGATGGCCGCGCCACGTTCCGCAGCTTCCTGGAGGAGCGCGGCGGCACGGGCAGCAGCCTCAGCTTGTATCGCAGCGGTGCGCGCGATGGCCTCCTGGAGGATCTTCCAGGCCACCGAGCCGATGACCTCCTCGGTGCCGGAGATGCGCTCGATTTCCTCGCGGAGAGACAGCTCCAATTCGCTTGGCGTGATCTGGCCGAGCAGCAGGTCCTTGATGCCCTGTTGGGTCAGCTCTACGCCGGGGGGCACGGAGCCACCTCCAGAGCCACCAGCCAGCATCGCCAGGTCCAGCGCTTCCTGCGCCATGTAGAAGGCCTGCTTCGAGTCCACCGTGAGGGTGGCGCCGGGGAGCTGAGTGCCGTCCTGGTAGGCGGTTAGCAGGACCCCCGGGCTGGTGCGCCGGACCACACGGATGAGGCGGTTGATGGGGGCGATGAGACGGACGGCTGTGTCCCCGACCCACTCGAAGGCGGTTGTGGGGAGGCCATCCACGTAGACGTAAATGTGCTCCTTGAGCAGGTAGGGGGGTGTGGCAAGCGTGGTGTAGCCGCCCGTCCCCCGTGCATCGACGATGGAGTAAAGGGTCATGTGGTGGGGATGAGGGCCCCCACCAGGGCCCGGAGGCAGCCGGAGGGGGCGTTAGGGGGTACGAACCTTGGACGGGTCGTTGGCCGGGTGGTCAGCGGCCCAGGCCTGGAGAAGGCCGTTCACGCCGTACATGCGTCCCAGCACAGGCACGGTCCCGATGAGGTCTTGAGCCTCCTTGCGGGTCGTCGTGTCGGTGCCCAGGACCATGCCCCCGAGGGTGGCGAAGGAGTTACCCAGGCGCTTGGCGAGGATCAGGCTCGGCGTGTTCAGGAAGCTGCGGTTGTCGGTGTTGGCCGTGGTCCCGGGCTTGATGAGCGAGTCGCCACCAGAGGCCACCTGGTAGCCGGTCTCCGCAAGGGTGCTCAGGGTCCCCAAGGACGCCATGCGGAAGAACGCAGCACGGGCAATCTCCTCAGGCTGCAACTTCTTGTTCAGCTCGCCCGGCGTGTTGATGGCCGCTTGCGTGCTGTAGGCCAGTGCCTCAGCGATGAAGCCGATGGTGAACACCTGGGCCGTGGTGTTGTCCCAGTGGTAGACCTGCTTGAGCATGTTCTTGGCGTGGCCCACTAGGAAGAAGGTCTTCAGTTCCCCGAAGATTTTCCCGATGGGGCCGTGCATGAACGGAGCGGACTCGCCGATGTCGTGGTCCTGGATGGCCTCACGCACCTGGCGGGACAGGAAGGTCTGGAAGGACTCATAGGTCTTCGCATCAGCCTTGTGCCAGGTCTCGTAGTCGATGGACAGCACGGTGCCCTTGGCGTCCCTGGTGGTGTGCTCCTTGAAGGCGGCCATCACATCCGGGAGGTCGTCCTGGCTGATGCCCTGACCCACCCAGCGCTGCATGCGCTTCTCCGTCAGCTTGCGACCGTGGGCCACATTGCTGAACTCCTGGACGGAGCCCATGGCGGCCCACTGCTTGGACATCGACGTGATGCTGGCGTTGCCCGAGATGGTGTCCGTGACGTGGCTCAGGCGGTTGCCCCAGTTCTCGGCCCTGCTCATGGTCTGGCCGAAGAAGCCGTCCGCAATCTCCTGGCCCCGGGCGTAGCGTGAAGCCATCTCGTTGCCGAAGCCGGACATCAGGCGGACCTGCTGGGCCAGGCCGTCATCCGGGAGGTGGCCCTGGCGGAGAGCCCTGAGGAACCCCCGAAGGGACGGCATCTGCCGGAGCATGTTGCTGAAGCCGAACATGGCGACCGCCTTGCCCATCTCGAAGAAGGAGGAGATGCCGAGCTGGGGCAGCATGACCGAGCGGGTGTAGGACCGAAGGACCCCAGCGCTGCGGTTGGTGAGGCTGAACGCCTGGTCCGACATGGGCCGCCCGATGATGTGGCTGTAGACATCCTGGAGGCGTTGCACGTCCGCTGAGATGCGGCTGGCGTCGTAGCCCAGGTTGACCTTGCCTTCGTCGGCGATGGCCTGGAGGTGGCGGGACCAGTCTGCATCGCTGGTTATGCCGTGCTTGGCGAGGCCGATGCGGCCTGCCATGCCAGATGCGTAGTGGTCCACCAGGACGCGCGAGTCATTCTCCCACAGGTCCGACATGCGGAGCTTGCCGGTGGGCGTGGTGACCTCGGCGCTGGGGTCGAGCTGGAGGCGGTACTTCAGGTTCGCCATGCGGCCTGCATCGTCGGCGCCGGGTCGCACCTCGAAGAGGAGGTCCACCAGCTCGTCGATGTGGTTGTCCTCCACACCCATGGCCCGCAGCTCCCGCCGCAGGGTCCCCATGTCGCGGCCTGCGAGGGCCACATCACGCACCGCCGGGCTGAACTCCAGAGCCTTCACAGCTTGGAGGAACCGCTTGGCCTTGCGGCGCAGCAGCTCGGCGTCAGAGATGCCCGGGTGGGTCACCTTGTTGGTCAGCGTGTCGCGGACCTCCTTGGCCCCTGGGGTGGACTCGCGGAGCCGCTCCAGCATGCCGGCCTTGTCCTTGAAGGCGGAGGACAGCAGGGTATAGAGGGCCTCGTCACCATGCACGCGGGCAAGGTCACGAATCTGCCCCTGGTGCCAGATGCGGTTTGTGTAGAGGTCATCCGCCTTGACGTTCTCGGCACCCTTCACGCCAGCGTCCTGTGCCTCCTTGAGGATGCGCCGGAAGAAGGTCTGCATGGCGGAGCTGGCCTTCTGGATGTGCGGCTGTAGCTCGGGCGGCAGGGTGGACGCGAAGGCGGGGTCATGTGTTGCCTTGGTGACCCACTCGTGGAAGTCCTGAGCGAACCCCGAGCGCTGCCACAGGCTGACCTTCATGTCCTTCACGGCACCCATGAAGGCCTCCTCACGTTCAACGTGGAAGGCCCCCGCGTGGATGCGCCTGGTCATGTCCTTGACCTCGCTGGCCGACATCGACTGTGCGTCGAACTTGTCGGTCTGGAGGGCGTCCTTGACCAGCTTGGAGGCCAGGCCCCGGACGGTCTTCAGGGGCGATGCGTTCAGCAGGGCGAAGTAGTCGAAGCGGTACTTGCGGAGGGCAGTCTCCTGGGTGGCGGCCGAGTCGATCTGCGTGCCATGGACCTGGGCGGAGCCTACGGACTGCCCACCGCCGAAGCCCTCGGGGGCCGGGCCGGTGTGCTGGTCGAGGTGCTCAGGGAAGACAGCCTTGTGGCCGTCTGCCGTCTTCACGATGACCTTCCCGATTTCCGGGTTGTAGCTCGTGACGGTGCCCTCCAGGGTGTTGCCTTCCTTGTCGGCCCAGGTCACTTCCTTGCCTGCCCACTGCGCGTGGAGGTCCACGGCAGGCGCGCCAGGAACGGCCGCGGCCTCAGAGGCCACAGCAGGCGCCACGGCGGGCGTAGCCTCAGCGGATTCCAACGGCGCCGCGTAGGGCCCTTCCGGTGCCTTCGTAGGCCCCTGGAGGTGCTCGTCCATCCAGCCATCGGCGTCCTCACGGAGCCGCTCACCGAGGCGGTGGACCCACTGCTCATCCGGCTCGTGGGGTCCGTGCAGTTCGTCGAGGGAACGGCCGGCGTCCTCGGGGGACAACTTGCCGCTCTCCAGGTCATGCAGGATGCGGTTGGCATCGTGGACCTGGCGGAGGCTTGCGGCCTCAGTGGGGGTGACCTCCTGGCCTTCCTCCAGCTTGCGTAGCGTGCGGATCGCCTCGGCTTCCTGCATTGCCACGCGGGAGGCCCGGGTAGCGGCCCTGGAGCCACGGATGGCGAACGGGAGGGTGATGCCAGCGCCCATCAGGGCGGACATCAGCACGGCCTCGGAGTCGCGCTCGTAGTTCAGGTTCTGGCGGAGCTTCTCCAGGCCGGCGTTCTCAGCAGCCCCGAGGCCCACCGCAGCGGCGACCCCACGGGCACCCGCACCGGCAGCAGCCTGGGAAGCCTGAAGGCCCGCCAAGGCTTCCATCTTCGCCAGGCCTCCGGCATCCTTTACCAGCTTGAGGGCGCGGCTGGTTCTGTAGATGCCAGCCCCGTAGGCCGCGCCACCGGACGCCAGGCCGACAGCCAGGTTCTCCGGCATCAACACACCGAAGGCGAACCGGCCGGTGGTCCCGGCAGCCCCGAGGTCACCCAGCTTGGCCTGGTCGTCCTGCTTCTGGAGCAGCCGGTCCCGGAGGAAGTAGGCGTGGCCCTTGGAGGTCGCCTTGTACAGCTCGGGGACCAGCTCAGGGTTGATGCCGTTCTCCAGGACCTTCATGCTGGTGTCGGCCAGCGGGTTGAAGTTGGGGTCGGCGGGGATGTGGAGGCTGGCAGCCCAGGCAAGGGCACCATCCGTCAGGCCATCCTGGCGCCACATGGCACCCGCGTAGCCGGATGCGGAGGTGCCCTGCTCACGCGCCAGGCGTGCATTGGACTGGGCCCACGCATCGGGCACGTCAGGGGCCGTAGAGGCGGGGTCCAGGAGCCCGAAGTCTTCCGCAGGCCGGAGAGGCTTGAGCGGGGACGGAGGGGGCATCTGAGGAAGGGTCGTCTTGGTGGGCATGGAGGTTGTGAGTTACTGGAGGGTCATGGCCTGGAGCTTGTTGCCGGGCAACTTGCCGGCCTCAGTCAGGCGTTGGCTCCAGAAGGTCGGGCCACGCAGCAGGGCATCCCGCAGCGAGGCACGGCGGGTGTCCTCCACGCGCTCGCCGGAGCGGTTGGTGAAGTAGGTTTTGGTCTCGGCCGCGAAGCCGGCCTCATTGCGGTCCTTGAGGGCAGCCCAGGCCTTGGAGAAGTCCTGCGGCTTGCCGGTCTGGTAGGCGATGTCCACCATGACCGCCTTCTGTTGGGCCGTCATGTGGTCCCACAGGCCCGGTGCGGTGGACTCGGCCACGCGCTTGGTCTGCTCCTCGAAGCGCGGCAGGGCAACCATAAGCAGGCGCTTGGCCTGGTCAGTGGTCAGCGCCAGCGTGCCGGCCTTGACCGACTCGATGCGCTCCGGGGACACGCCGGCTGCCTTGAGGTCCGCGTTGACGGTGGCCTTGTTGGCCTCCAAGTTGTAGCCCATACCGATGTTCTTCCCGGCTCCCCGTGCGGGGTCGTCGTAGGCCGACAGCGCCAGGCCCTCGCCCATGGTCACCAGGGAGGCGGTCATGAAGCGTGGGTCGGAGCCCCGGTAGGGACCAGGCGCCGCGTCAGCGAAGAACTTGGAGGCCACGTCCGCAGTCGAGCGGAGGTCCACCGCAGAGGACCCGGAGGTGAACTGCAAGGGGCCCGTGCCGCTGGTGCCGAAGCCCAGTTTGGGGACCTGAAACAGGCGCCCCTTCACGATGTCCGACTGCTTGTCCTTCCACGCCTGGAGGGCTGGGCCCTTGACCAGCTCCATCAGCTCGCCCTTCGCCATCACCTCGGGGGCGATGTCGGCCACCGTCCCGTCCTTCTTGAAGGTGGTCAGGTAGGTGTTGAGCTGTGCCTTGTCGTCGTCGGTCAGGACCCGCTTGGCGGCCACCCGGCGGATTTCCGTCTGGAGGTCCATGGCGCCCGGCAGGGAGCGCTTGGGCATGCCGTCGAGGGTCAACATGGCGGCGTACTTGCCTTCCGTGCCAACGGGCATGAGCTGCACACCCCAGGTGCCCTCCGAGCGCTCCTTCAGGGATTCCGACTTGGCGACCCGCGAGGTGAACTCAGAGATGGCTGCCTGTGCATCGGCACCGCCGAGACCTGGAGGGACCTTGACGGCCACCTGGTTGGTCGTGTCCAGAACGTAGTTGGACTTGAACCAGCCTTCGAGCTGGCCCTTGATCTGGCCGTCCGATAGGTTCGGATTGCGCGCCAGCATGGAGCGGAGCTGCGTGGCCGCCTCGGCGTCGAGGTAGGCGCTGTTGCCAGGCCGGCCGTTGCCGCCAAGCCAGGTGGGCCACATGGAGGAGCCCTCAACGAACTTGGAGGCCTTGTCCTTGACCAGGTTCTGGAACTCAGGGGACTTGGCGAACTCCTCGGCCCGCTTCTTGGCGGCAGGGTCGATGGTCCGATAGGCGGCCTCATAGGCACCCTTGGGGTCCGTGCCGCTGCCTGCCTGGGCCGTGTACTCGTCCATCAGCGCCTGGGCGTCCTGGTCGAAATACTTGCCGCGCAGTGCGGGGGCCACGGCCAGCGCCTTGTACATGGCTTGCATGGCCTGGAAGGCTGGCGTGGGGCCGGACGCGCTCGGGACCGTGGTGAGGTTCGCCTCAATGAAGCGGGTCAGCTCGGCCACCGGCTTGTCGCCGCCCCATTGGAGGACCGTCTTGACGGCCTGGCCCATGAGACCAGAGGCGCCGGCAGAGTCACCCTGGCGGATGCGGTCGGCCATCCCCAGCATGGTGGGGCCCAGTCGGCGGGTGGCAATCTCGCCCTGCACCTTGTCGGGCAGCAGAGCCAGCATGCCGGCGTCGGCGTAGCCATCGAACTGGGTCACGGCCTTATCTCGGGCGGCCCTGTCACGGGCGGCATTCAGGATGGAGGCGAACTGCTCGGGGGACCTGATGGCGCCACCCTTGTGGAACTGAGGGACCAGCAGCTCGGGGGTGACCAGGTGGGCCTCTCCGCCGTCGATCATGCGTTGCCACTTGTCGAGGGTCTTGCCGTTCTCGATGCCGTTTTCTTGCTCGATTCGGTGGTCCCGCACAGCGACCGCGTGGGCCTTGGCCGCCTCCACCTGGCTGGACAGCTCAGGGTTCTTGGAGCGCATCGTGGTGCCGTCAGCCAGCTTCACGTCGAAGGCATCGAACAGCTCGGGGGAGCCGCCCAGCTTGTTGCTGTTGGCAATGATCTGCTGGAAGGCCAAGGCGGCGGCTTCCTTGGGAGTCTTCCCCAGGCCCACGGCACGGGCCTCGAAGCCGGACCATTCGGTAGCGATGCCATCGGCCGACAGGTTCGTACTGAAGCGGTCTCCGGCGTCCTGGAAGAGGATGCTGTTGTTGGCCTCATCGAGCTTCTGGACCCGGCGGCGCTCGTAGTCGTGCCGGAGCTGGCCCTCGAAGTTGTCGAGGTGCGACCCGAGGACCGCAGCGGCTGTGCTGTCTTTGACCCCCGTGAGGGCCTTGGAGCGACGCTCGGTGAGGAAGGCTTCGATGTTGAAGTCGGGCGCCTTGACTGCCTCGTCGTAGGCCGTGAGGGTCTCGGCGTTGATGCGTTGGCCGGCCCGCTGGGCGGTTCCCGCGCTGAGGTCCCGTAGGTACTCAGGGGCCAGCGCCGGGCGCACGTTGAGGGGCACATCGGGGGTCGGCTTGTAGAGGGAGGCCACGGGGTCCGCGTCTCGCTCTGCTGTGGCCTTGGCCTGGGCGGTCACCTCAGGGCCTTGGAGGCGGTCCAGCCGGTCCTCCTGCTGGGCGTGGGCCTGGGCCAGGTTGTGCAGCGCAGGGTTGAAGGAGGCCAGGCCGCTCATCAGGCCCGCCAGCTCCGAGTTGGCGCCTGGCAGAGCAGTGAGGTAGTTGCCTGGCCGGGCAGCGACCACGGACTGGGGCGCCTGTGCGCTGGGTTGGAGTTGGGGGCGTTGAGGCATGGTTACTTGACGGTTGGCTTAGGCTTGGACAGCGACTTGTTCATGGCGTAGGCGTTCACGGCAGCGCCTCCGATGGTCAGGGTGGTGCCGAAGGCGGAGGGCCGTTGGATAGAGGCGAGCTGGCTGGAGAGCCGGCGGTTGCTGGACAGGTTGTCGAAGCGGGTTTGCTCGTCAACCTTCCCGGCGTTGGAGGCCACGGTCGCCAGCTCGGCGCCTTGTTGGTTCCCCAGCACGGCCAGGCCACGGTCAGCGGTGTTCCCGCCTCCGTACTCACCAGCGATGGCCTGAGCACGGGCCATGTCAGCGTGAGCTTCCTGGGCGTGCGCATTCATCTGGTCGGCCGCAGCGGATGCTTCCTGGGACTGCTGGCGCTGGAGGTCGTTGCCTTGCAGGTAGGCCGCGTCCTTGAGGGCATCGGACTGTTGGTTGGCCTGTCGCCTGCCGGAGTCCTGAGCCGTAGCTGCGGACAGCGCGGTGATGGCGAGCGAGACCCCCATCATGATTGTTGTAGGTTCACACATGGGGAAGGTAGAAGAAGTCAGGCCCCGGCCCCGGACTGGGCAGGATGCGGAAGCCCAGGCTCTCGATGAACCGGCGGTTACCGGGGGAGTCCTTGGGCACGTAGTTGAAGACCAGGCGGCCAGACCCGGCGGCGCCTGCGCGCATCCCCTTGATGAATCCCCTGGCGTACCTCATGACCCGCTTGGGGTACTGCTCGATGAGGGCGGAGCAGAGGAGCCAGGGGCCCACCTCGCGGTCACCCTGCACAGCCCCGTAGATAGCCACCACGCGCCCCCACTCGTCCACCACAGCCGTGCCGTTGGGGTCCGCCAGGCAGCGCTGTCGCCACCCCTCGGAGACCTCACGGGCATCCTCAGGGCGCAGCTCCAGCAGTGCTAGGTGAAGAGCATCCAGGCGCTCGAATTGGAGACTCATCGGGCTGCCTTCATGGTGACGCTGCCCACCCATTCGGCGTAGGGCAAGTTGACGGGGAGGTGGGAGTCGGACTCGATGGAGACCTCGGTGGTGGACGCCTGGGTCCCCACGGGGATGGAGAAGTCGCCCGTGCTGAGGGCAAGCTGGCTCGGCCCCTGGCCCGGCTGACCCACGTTGCGGCCCACGAAGGGGTACTCGTAGGTCCCCCTGAGGAACGGCACAACCTTGGCCTTGAACCAGCC